CATCCCCAGACTATGGCGCAGGGTCGAGGACGCGGCGAAGGCCGCCCTACAGACCCCCGGCAGACGGTGCGCGGTGCTCCGTAAGTACAGAGACGTCGAGCGGGCAAGACAGAACGAAGCCCTCACCGGGCGGAGCGGGTACAGCCCCGACTTCCTTGCCGGTGGCGCGGTCTGCACCTACTGGAGAGACAGAGACGCGCTCCGGTGCAAACTGCCGAGCGGTCGCATCCTCACCTACTGGGGCGCACGGCTCGACTCCGAGGGCAACATCGTCTTTATGGGGCAGAACCAGACGACCCGCAAGTGGGAAAAGACGGAAACCTGGGGCGGCAAGCTCGTCGAGAACATCGTGCAAGCCTTCGCCCGTGACTGTCTCGCAGAGGCGATGCTTCGACTGGATGCGGCGGGCTACCGGATAGTCTTCCACGTTCACGACGAGATCGTCGCCGAAGCTCCCGACGGCTCACGCTGGGAGGAGATGGCGGAAGTGATGGGCAGACCCATCGACTGGGCTCCCGGGCTTCTCCTGAGGGCGGACGGCTACAGCACCGACTTCTATATGAAGGACTGAAACTATGAAAATATTAGAACTTTTTGCAGGGACGCGCTCCATCGGCAAAGCCTTCGAGGCGAGAGGGCACGAGGTCTACAGCGTCGAGTGGGACAAGGACTTCGAGCACATCGACCTCTACACCGACATCGGCAAGCTGACCGCCGAGGACGTGCTGAGGAACTTCGGCCGCCCCGACGTAATATGGGCAAGCCCCGACTGCACGACCTTCTCCGTGGCGGCTATAAGCTACCACAGGAGGCTCAACAAGCAGACGAAGAGCCTCGACCCTATAACCGAGTACGCTCGCTTCTGCGATGCCGTAGACCAGCACGTCCTCGCTCTGATCCGCGAGCTTCAGCCCTCCTTCTGGTTCATTGAGAACCCTCGGGGCGGTATGCGGAAGATGGAGTGGATGCAAGACCTGCCGCGCTACACCGTGACCTACTGCCAATACGGCGAGGAACGGATGAAGCCGACAGACATTTGGACGAACCACCCCGACCCGAAGTTCAAGCCGCCGTGTAAGAACGGCGACCCCTGCCACGTCAGCGCACCGAGAGGAGCGAGGACAGGCACCCAGGGCATCAAAGGCTCACGGGATCGGAGCATCATCCCCGCGCAGCTCTGCGAGCACATCGTGGACATCTGCGAGGAGTATGAGTGGCTGACCTAAAAACACACGCAAAGGACTGATACCTATAACGACATTAAAGGAACTACCTATTTTTTGGATATGCCAGTTCGGCGGGTCGTTTGAGCAATACCGAGAGACGACCCAAGCCTACACACTAACGACACACCAAGACGCTGTTGCTTTAATGCCAGAGAGGGAGAAGGCGCAAAGCCCGACACCCTTCGCAAAATACAAGGAAAGGATAGGAACCGCCGAAAAAATGCAGTACAAACTCGGCAGTCTCTTCGACGGCTCGGGTGGCTTCCCTCTCGCCGGTACTCTGTGCGGGATAGAGCCACGCTGGGCGTCGGAGGTAGAGCCCTACCCGATAGCCGTGACGAGGTCGCGCTTCCCGAAGATGAAGCACCTCGGCGACATCAGCAAGGTGAACGGCGCGGAGATAGAACCCGTCGACATCATCACCTTCGGCTCACCCTGCCAGGACTTATCCGTAGCGGGTAAGCAAGCAGGAATAGCCGAAGGAACCCGAAGCGGGCTATTTATTGAAGCCGTGAGAATAATCAAAGAGATGAGGAGCGCAACCAATGGAAAATACCCTTCTTTCGCACTCTGGGAAAACGTGCCCGGAGCGTTCAGCAGTAACAAAGGCGAGGACTTCCGCATCGTCCTCGAGGAACTCATCAAAATCGTCGAGCCGTGCGCCTCTGTGCCTGAGGTTCCACCGAAGGGGTGGAGCTTCGCCGACAACTACGTCGGAGACGGATGGAGCCTTGCTTATAGAGTTCTCGACGCTCAATACTGGGGAGTCCCCCAACGTCGTCGACGCATCCACCTTGTCCTCGATCTTAGAGGTGAACGCGCCCGGGACGTACTATTTAAGCGCGAGGGCCTGCGAGGGTATTCTTCGCAGAGCGGAACGCCGTGGCAAGACTCTCCCGCCGAAGCTCAAAGAAGCCCTCGAGCAGATGATCGAGAGGGAGAAGGCATCGACCCCTACAACGCGACCCTGACGGGCGACAAGGCGAGCACGCTCGGCGTCAACTGTGGACTGTCGACAGGCAGGTCGGGGGTCGTGTACGACGCACGCGGAAACGGCGACGGCGGGACGGTCAGCACGGTGACGGGCAATAACAACAACCGCATCACCGACTACAGCTCCGTGGTGGTGGAGCCACTGCCTGAGTACATCGTCCGCCGACTCACTCCGGCCGAGTGCGCGAGGCTTCAAGGCTTCCCCGACAAGTGGGGGCACCCACTACCTAAAAACGAACTAACCGAGGAGGAGCTTCTCTTCTGGAAGGAAGTCCGAAACACCCACGCCGTCATCAACGGCAGAGCGGTCAAGGACTACACTGCGAAGCAGATGCTCACCTGGTACAACAAACTACACACCGACAGCGCGGAGTACAAGATGTGGGGCAACGGCATCGCCCTCCCCACTGCCCTCTACTGTATGCAGGGCATGGCTGACGCGCTGAGAATAGGAGAAAACGATGGAAGAATACAGAGCCGCGGAGACTCTGGTCTTATTACAAATTAAAGATAACAAGCACAAACTGACCCGCCAGCAGTACAAGACCCTCGTCGGACAAGTACGCGCGGGAGATACCGATGGAGCCCTCAAGGGGCTCCGCAAGATACTCCTCGGGGGTGGCAGTAATGCGGTTAAATTACATTGACAACATCGAGTGCCTGGAAGGTCTGGCGGCGATCCCCGACAACTCGGTCGACCTTATAGTCACAGACCCGCCGTACTTCCTCAGCATGGGACACGCAGGAAGCAAGACCAACGCAAAGAACTCGGAGCAGCTCAACAGCAACCGAGCCTTCAACGACCTGGCAATCTGCACGCCGTTCTACAAGCAATTATTCGCAGAGTATGCCCGCGTCTTGAAGGAGGACGGGAGCTTCTACTTCTTCACCGACTTCCGGGGCTATGCCTACTACTTCCCGTTAATCAACGCGGCGCTCCCTGTGCGGAACCTGCTCGTCTGGGACAAAATGAGCGGCCCCGGTAGCTTTTACAGCTTCGCCCACGAGTTCATCATCTTCGGCACCTATAAGAGCAAGACGAAGGGCGGAGTCGGCACGAACGTCTGGAGGATGAAGGCGTTCAACTCCGGCGCGCAAAGCACCAACGGCGGCAAACAGCACCCGACACAGAAGCCCTGGGAAGTGGTAGCGAAAGCCATCGAGGACAGCACCGAGCCCGGCGCGGTCGTTCTTGACACCTTTATGGGAAGCGGCACCACAGCCGTCGCCTGCATAAAGACCGGGCGCAACTACATCGGCTTCGAGCTTGACGAGGGCTACCATGCCATCGCACAGAAGCGCATCACCGAAGCACTCGACGAGGTACTGGAGGACGCGGAGATATGAAAGCATTGAGAAAAAGACCCGGGCAACGCTGGGAACAAATCGAGATAGAGAACACCCTGGAGGCTCTCCAGGCTGAGGTGGGCGGGTACATCGAGACCGTCACCCTCCTCTCTGATCTCTGCATCATCGTCAACGAAGAGGGACGCATCAACGGGATGCGCTTCAATATGAACCTCTGCGGGGTGCAGCTCTTCGGCACCATCCTCGCGGTGGGCGTAAAGGGCGACGAGTTCTGCGATGTTCCTCTGGACGTCAACCAGGCGCTAATATTGAAATAATAAAGGAGGCAACCACAGATGGCAAAATACAACACTTTTGTGGTGCAACAGACAAACAGCGGGAGGGCGGTGCTCGTCACCTCCTCAGCCCGCAAAGCCAAGCAACGGCTGACAATAGGACACCGCGTCGAGGTGTGGAGCGCGAACGAAAAGACCGAGACGGTCTACACTCGAACCGCCACCGCCCTCAATAAATACATAACAGCAGAGCGCGAGTACATAAGAGCCAAGCAAGCAAAAGCAGAGGCACGAAACAAGGCAAGGAGGGCGAGAGCTTATGGACAAGCCTGAATATCACGTCGCCAGCTTCTCCGGCGGTAAGGACAGCACCGCGATGGTGCTCCACTTGATAGAAAGGGGCGATCCTCTCGACGAGGTCATATTCTGCGACACGACGATGGAGTTCCCTGCGATGCTTCGGCACGTCGAGAAGGTCAAGCAGGTCATCGAGGCGGCGGGCGTCAAGTTCACGACGCTCCGAGCCGAGCACGACCTCGAGTACTACCTCTCCCGGGTGGATGTCCCGAACAGGAAACCGACGAGCGATCACTTCGGCGTCCCTGGATATGGGTGGCCGAGCTTCAAAAACCGCTGGTGCACGAAATACCTGAAAATACAAATAATTGAGGAATACCTTCAAAAACTGCGCCAAGAGTATGAGGTGCGACAATACATAGGCATCGCAGCCGACGAGGACTACAGACTCGAGAGGGAGAACAACCAAAGGGCTGACCAACTGCATCCCCTGCGAGTGTGGGGCTGGGACGAGGCGATGGCTCTCAAGTATTGCTACGACCGCGGGTATGACTGGGAGGGTCTCTATGAAATCTTCCGCGACGAGAAGACCGGCAGGTCAAGGGTCAGCTGCTGGTGCTGTCCGCTGTCAAGCTATGATAATCTGCGAAAACTCCGCGAACACTTCCCTGACCTGTGGCAAGAGCTCCAACGCTTAGACCGAAGCCAGTGGCAAAGCTACACCCACGGCTACTCAGTCGCTGATCTGGACACCCGCTTCGCCCTGGAGGATGCGCTCGCCGAGGTGGGCGAAAGTATCAAGAACCGCGCGTTTTTCAAAGACTACAAGAGACTACTCGCAGGAGAGATCGACATCGGCGACATACTCAAAGAAAGACACAAGGAGGGCGCGATATGACAATACAACACGACCGCGCGCTTGACGTCGCCCTCGGAAACAGCCGGAAGACAAAGTCCTGGAAGAACCGCCCGATGAAGTGGTCGGAGCTTCTCGACCGGATGAGCGTCACCGTGAGAACCACGGAGACGATGGCGGAGTACCGCGCGATGACGCGAGACCAGCAGTCCGAGAGGAAAGACCAGGGCGGCTTTGTCGGTGGTTACTGTAACAACGGAAGCCGCTCCGACATCCGCCACCGCTCGGTGCTCTGCCTCGATGCCGACTACGCTGACGGCGAGCTCTGGGCTGACTGGCTTCTCCTGTATGGCAACGCCGCCGCTGTATACTCGACACACAAACACACACCAGAGAAGCCCCGCCTGAGGCTCGTGGTGCCTCTCGCTCGGAACGTAAGCCCCGACGAGTATCAGGCAATAGGTCGCAGAGTCGCCGACGCTCTCGGCATTGATAAATTTGACGATACCAGCTACCAGCCCCAGCGCGTGATGTACTGGCCGAGCACCTCAAGCGACGGGGAGTTCGTCTTCGACCACGTTGACGCTCCCCTGCTCGATCCCGATGCAGTCCTCGGCACCTATCACGACTGGCGCGACGTGTCAAGCTGGCCGATGAGTTCAAGAGTCGCCGAGGTAGTCAAGCGCACAGCCGCGAAGCAGAAGGACCCGCTCGAGAAGGGTGGCATCGTCGGCGCGTTCTGCCGCGCCTACACCATCCAGGAGGCGGTCGAGGCATACGTCCCGACCTACGTCCCCTGTGACGATCCCGGGCGCTATACCTACACCGAGGGAAGCACGGCGGCGGGCGTGGTTATATACGACGACAAGTTCACCTTCTCCCATCACGCGACAGACCCCGCGAGCGGTCAGCTCTGCAACGCCTGGGACCTCGTAAGGCTTCACACCTTCCTCGACCTGGACGCGAACGTCGACCCCGACACACCCATCACGTCGCGCCCCAGCTACAAGGCGATGGCGAAGCTCGCCACCGACGACAAGAAGGTCACGGCTCAGCTCGTGTCCGACCGAATGGCGGAAGCCTCGGCAGACTTCGAGGAGCTACCCGAGGAGACAGACGAGAACTGGCGCGAGAAGCTGAAAATCACCGAGAGGGGCGGACTCGCGCAGACCATCGAGAATGCCGTAATCATTTTACGGCACGACCCGAAGCTCAAAGGGTGCCTCGCCTTCAACGAGATGGATCACAACATCGTGACGCTCAAGTCGCTCCCGTGGAGGGCGGTCAAAGGCGCAAGTCAATGGATAGACGCAGACGATGCGGCTCTCCGCTACTACCTCGAGCGCACCTACGGGATGACCGGCAAGGATCGCATCTTCGACGCGGTGAACGTCGTGGCGCAGGAGCACAGCTTCCACCCCGTGAGGGACTACCTCGACGGGTGCAAGTGGGACGGCGTGCCCCGCGTGGACACGCTCCTCATCGACACCTTCGGCGCGGAGGACAGCGTCTACACCCGAACGGTCACACGCAAGACCCTTGTGGCGGCTGTGGCGCGTATATACCGCCCCGGCTGTAAATTTGACTATATGCTCACGCTGAGAGGTCCCCAGGGCATCGGTAAGTCCTCGCTCTTCGCAAGGCTCGGCGGGGCGTGGTTCTCGGACACGTTCAGCACACTCCAGGGCAAGGAGGCCTACGAGCAGGTGCAGGGCGTGTGGATCGTCGAGGTCGGCGAGCTTGCCGGGATGCGGAAGGCGGAGGTCGAGACCATCAAGCTCTACATCTCCAAGCAGGCGGACAGGTTCCGCCCCGCTTACGGGCGCAGGCTCCAAGAGTTCCCCCGTCAGTGCGTATTCATCGGCACGACCAACGAGGAGCAATTCCTCCGAGACCCTACCGGCAACCGCCGCTTCTGGGTAGTGGAGACACCGAACGAGCCGACGGGCGAACTGTGGGACACCCTGAGCGACGACGTCGTGAGGCAGATATGGGCGGAAGCCGTTCACCTCTTCAAGAACGGCGAGAAGCTCTACCTGCCGAAGGACATCGAGAAGATGGCGCGGGAAGTCCAGGAGAGATACGAAGAGGAGAACCCGAGAGCGGGCATCGTGGCCGAGTACCTCGAGAAGCTCCTCCCCGAAGACTGGGAGACCCTCGACATCTACACGCGCCGAGAGTGGCTCGCGTCCGGTGCAGTCGGTACCGTGAAGCGGTCAACAGTCTGTACACTGGAAATCTGGGCAGAGGCCCTCGGTGGCAGTCCCGACAAGATCGACCGCTTCGCCGCACAGGAGATACGGAATATTATGACTGGACTCCCCGAGTGGAAGCATCAAGGAAGCAAGAGGACGACCATCCACCCTTATGGGCGGCAGAGATACTTCAAGAGGAGGGACAGCGATGAAGGTTAGGCTCCCGAAATCATATAACGACCTATCCGAGCGCGACAAGCAGACCATCAACGAGGTGATGACGGAGGAAGTCGAGAAGCAGGTCAACCACCACATGGCGGAGCTCCAGAAGATTTGGCTGCAGTTCGCCTGCATCGTCCTCAACAAGAACTTCGGCTTCGGCAAAAAGCGCGCGCTCCTCTTCCTCGCAAACTGGCGCGAGATGTATCGCATCAATAACAGGCTCAAGACCAAAGAGGAGCAGACCTCCTACATCACCGAAGAGCTGACCAAAATCTTCGGCGCGGACGGCTATCCAAAGGAATACATCGACAAGCTGGAGGCGCTGGAATGATGGACAAGAAAGAATTCAAGCCACGGCTCCGTCCCTACCAGTACCCTCGGTGTCCTATATGCACCGAAGAGGTCGGACCTCTTGACGACTACCTCGTCAGCCGAATGAAAAGAGGCGGCGACGCGTTCATCCACAGAAGGTGCTGGGAAAAAGAACAGACCGAACGGTCAAAGGAGGTACGCAAAAAATGAAGAACCCGCTCGAAAAAGAAATAGAGAAGAAGCTCGTCGAGATCGTCAAAAAACACGGAGGGCTCTGCCTCAAGTGGGTCTGCCCAGGGTGGGCGGGGGTGCCTGACCGCATCCTCATCTTCCCCGGCGGCAGGGTCATCTTCGCAGAGCTGAAACGACCGAAGGGCAGCAAGGTCGAAGCCTTGCAGAACTGGTGGCGCAAGAGGCTCAGCGGGCTGGGCTTTATCGTGTGGCACATATACGACGAGACGCAACTCGGGACAGTCGACCTCTTGCTGGCTGACGAAATAGCCCGAAAATAAGCGAAAAAGGAGAGAAAAATGCTTCAAATTAAAACAATATCAAACTCGCAAAAAGTAGAATTTGACGAGGCGGTCAACGCCGCCATCGCGGAAGGGTGGGAGCTGGTCAAGCGTGAGCTTGTTATATGCGGACGCGAGAACACCCCGATCCTCTACGCAGAACTCGAGAGGGACGTCGAACGCGCTGAACCGGACGACGAGCCTGAGGATGACGGCACGGCTGAGTGGGACGTCGTGAGAGACCCCGCCCATCCCTGGAGATGCTCAGCTTGTGGGTACAGGAGCGAGAAAGCCTACGCCCTCTGTCCGAGCTGTGCGAGACACATGACGAACGCGTGAGGAGGAGAACGTGATGGAATGGCTCAAAATACTCACCCTTTGCCTCTCGTGCTTCTCTCTGGGCATCAGTCTCACGGGCTTGATCTTCGTGAGTCTGTCCTACAAAAGAACAAGCAGATGGCTCAAGGCTCAAAATGATAAAAAGGAGCCGAAACCGTGACCGCCTTCACGCCCTACCCCCACCAGCAGGCAGGCATCGACTGGCTGATAAAACGCCCCGCCGCTTGTCTCCTATGGGGGATGGGTACGGGCAAAACAGTCACGACGCTGACCGCGCTCGACCTGATCCTCTTCGACCACCTTGAGGAAGGTCCCGCGCTGGTCATCGCGCCAAAGAGGGTCGCCGAGAACACCTGGAGCAAGGAGACCGCCAAGTGGGAACACCTCAAGCATCTCCGCGTCCGGAAGATAATGGGCACGGCACAGCAACGCATCGAGGCTCTCCACTCCGTGTTTGAGGGACCCTTCGCCGACGTCTACGTCATCAACCGCGAGAACGTGGTGTGGCTGGTGGAGACCCTCGGCAAGCGGTGGCCGTTCCCGATAGTGGTCATCGACGAGCTGAGCAGCTTCAAGAGCGCACAGGCGAAGAGGTGGAAAGCCCTCCGCCGTGTGCGTGGGCGCATCCGTCGGCTCATCGGGCTGACGGGTACACCGCGCCCGAACGGCCTGGAGGACTTCTGGCCGGAGATATACCTCCTCGACCAGGGCGAGCGGCTCGGCAAGACCCTCGGAGCCTTCCGCGCTCGGTATCTGATCCCCGAGAAGATGAACGGCCACATCGTCTACTCCTACCGCCCGAAAGAGGGCGCAGAGGACGAGGTCTACGCGAAGCTCTCCGACATCTGCATGAGCATCCGCAAGGAGGACGTCCTCAAGCTCCCCGGGCAGATATACGAGGACATCGAGCTTGACGCTCCGCCCGCCCTGCTCAAGCGGTACAAACAGTTCGAGCGAGACAAGGTGCTGGAGTGCCTTGACGCTGACGGCGAGATAGTCGCGGGAACCGAGGCGGCACTCACGAACAAGCTCCTCCAGTTCGCGAACGGTGCCATCTACGACCTGGACGGCAACGTCCACCACCTTCACGACATCAAGCTCGACGCGCTGGAGGAGATGCTAGAGGAGGCGGGCGGCGACCCTGTGCTGGTGCTGTACGCGTACAAGCACGACGCCGAGCGCATCCGTCAGCGCATACCGTGCAGAGCCCTCGACAAGCCCGAGGACATCGACGCGTGGAACCGTGGCGAGATACCCGTCGCACTCGCGCATCCTGCCAGCATCGGGCACGGCTTGAACCTCCAAGACGGTGGGCATCTGCTCATCTGGTTCGGGCTTCCCTGGTCGCTGGAACTGTACCAGCAGGCGAACGAGAGGCTCAACCGCCCGGGGCAGAAGAACGTCTGCCGGATATACCACCTAATACTAAAAGGGACGCACGACGAGCGTGTGCTCCGATCCTTAAAGAAAAAAGAGAAAGGCCAGGCGGGGGCTCTTGAAGCCTTGCGCCTGGAGATAGTAAAGCGATGAAAGACATTTACACCAAAACTATGGCAAGACTGGCACGCCTCGGCGTACACGACCAGAAAGAACAGATCGTCACACTCGCGGAGGAGATTGAACTCTACCGCGCCAAAATCAAAAGGATGGAGGAAGAGCTTGACAAGGCTCACACCATCAACAGCCTCCTCGAGCGGGACATCGAGGACTGGCGAAAGCTCGCCGAGAGTAAGGTCGAGGAAAGCTATCCCGAATTTATGAGCGACTACAAGTGCGCGATGGAAGAACTCGACGCCCTCTATGAGGAGCTTGAGGAAGTAAGGAAGGAACGCGACGCACTGCGTGCGAAGAAGATCAAACCGCTCGCAAAAAAGCACCGCTTCCGCAGATGGATCGGGAAATTCTTCGGCATCCGCCAACCCTCGAAAATACTCGCAAACATCGACGAGATGCACAACTACAAGGAGGACGACACAGATGCCACCTAAAGACAGCATACAACTCGGAGCGGGCACGATGTACTTCGGAACGCCCGGAGGACTCAAGCCCCTCGGAGCTATTCAAGAGATAGAATTCACCGAAGAGGCTCCCGAGCTCGACATCGACGGAAGAACGTCGCCCCGCATCGTCGCACAGTCCGGAGAGTTCTCCGGCACGATAACACTCACAGCCGAGACGTGTGAAGCCCTGCGCGACTTCGCGGAGACAGCAGAGGCGGCGGTGCGTGTATTCAAGCAACTGATGGAGAACATCAAGAAATTGTGCGCCATTTACCCACACAGGCGGAGCAAGTACCTCGCGGCACATCACCGCGACCCGCTCGTGCGGAAGAAGAACGTCAAGCGCATCGTGCGCTTTTGTAAAAAACTAAACAGAGGAGACAAGCGATGAAAGCACGACCCCCGAAAGCCTGGGAGAGCCTACCGCCCGCCCAGCGCAAAGCTATCACAGACTACGCCCGAAGCGTGGCGCAAGAACAAATAGAGAAAAATGGGCGCATTATGCTCGATATTTACATCAAGATGGTCTGCGTGGTACTCCACGACGCGTTCGGCTTCGGTGAGAAGAGGCTGAACTGCTTCCTCGGCAACCATCGGTGGCTCTTCCACGATCAGCGCGAGATGGTGCAGAACAACACACAGCTGGAGTACCTCGACGGGGAGCTGGCGAAGATATTCAGGCGGGACGGCTTCCCGCAGGGCTTCCTCAATAAAATGCTCGGGGAGGTGCCGACCGATGACACATAAAGAGGCGAAAGAACTGGGGAAGAGCCTCAAACCCTGCAAGCGATGCGGCGGGAAACTCTTCGTCAGTAGCTACATCAGCGACGGCAACCCGAAAGGCTTCGAGCACACCATCATCCGTTGCAAGAAGTGCGGGGACTGGTACGGAGGACTCACTCGCAAAATCAAAATAAAAGGATAAAGGAGACACGCCAACAATGACCACGGAGCAACTGCGTCAATACATACCACTAAAAAAAGAACAACGCCAGATCGAGCAGAGGCTCCGCGCACTGGAGAACCGCCCCGAAAGCGACAGCGAGAGTCTCCGACCGCTTCGGGAGTGCTACGTCTCAAAGCTGGAGGAGCTTGTGACCGCGCAGCTCGCTATTGAGAAAGCCATCGAGGCTTTAACGCCCACCGAGCGGGAACTCATCCGTCTCCGCTACATCGACGGGCTGGACTGGCACAGAGTCGCCGCAGGCATCAACTACAGCGACACGCAGACCTACAGGCTCCACGCTCGAGCGGTGCGAAAGCTCAAAAAACTATAAACCCACAGCCCCTTGAGGTCTTCCCTCTCGGGGCTTTTGTTTTTTATGCACAAAAGCCCCCGAAGGTGTACGCCCTCGGAGGCTCTTTTTTAGAAAAAAAATTCAAAAAATTCAAACTTTTTTTGCAAAACCCCTTGACAAACTCCCACTTTTGTGGTATAATATATACAGAAAGGAGGACAAAAGGATGGCAAAAAAACCAAAAAAGCCTACCACCTACGAGATAATTGAGCTAGTGCTCAAAGCACTGACCGCAATCGCAACTTTGCTCTCAGTTATCAAGTGGTGGTAAGCCCACGGAACGCCCGAAGGGAGCGCATCCCCTTCCCCTCTCCCCTCGAGGGAGGGGGGCGGGCGATTACATTATAACATATAAAAAGGAGAATGTCAAGTGAAAAATTCAAGTTTTTGGTTCCTCACGCTCTGCGCACTCCTTGCCATCGCGAGCGTGAACGGCTGGAACCCCTACCTCAGCATCGCGGCGATCGCCAACGCGCTGGTGGTGCTTATGGACGTAACGAGGAGCGCGTGGAAGCTCTTCAAGAATAGCGAGGAGGTGTAACCGTGAGCAAACTGCAAGAACTGCGGAAGAGCAAAGGCTTGACGCAGAAGGAACTGGCGGAACTGACTGGGGTGTCTCTCAAGGCACTCCAGGCATACGAGCAAGACTACCGCCCAATCGGCAACGCATCCGCGAAGGATGTCTACAGCATAGCCAAGGTACTCGGCACAACGGTCGAAGCACTTATAACAGAATGAGGAGGCGGTCAAAATGACCCGCACTATTGAAGTATACAGCGCAGGCGGTGGCATCGTCCTCGCTGAGACCCACATCGACCCGACACACTGCGCGATCGTAAGCACCGACGCGCCCGACCACTTGAGCATCTACAACCTCGTCGGGGTGGACGTTCCGTTCCTTCCCGAGGATATGGTGCTAAGTGCTAAGCACGACGAACTCAGCCCCGAACTCCAAGAGCTGCACGCTGAGATGGTGGAAGCTCTACGGGCGAAAGCGTGAGGAGGCGAAAACGATGACCACGTTCCAAATATATGACGAGACCGACAACGAACTCCGCAAGGGCTTCTATATGACCGCAGACAATAAAGAAGAAGCCGAGGCGAAGGCGGTCGAGTCAGGCGGGTGCGCGTGGTATGGCATCCAAAAGCCGAAAGCGTACACACAGGAAGAAGTGGATGCGGTGCTCGCCGCGCGGTAAATAACGCAAAGCCCTGAGAGGGACGACCTTCTCGGGGCTTTTTTCTATGTTCCAAGAGTTCTCCAACTCTTCCCCAACTCCCGCCCAAGTTTTACCCAAGTTTTACCCATAAAACGCCCATATTTTACCCATAAAAGATGGGAGTCCGTGAGAGTCCGCCCCGCGATACGATGGAACTGCATCAAGCATATTTTTCTCAGTTGCGGCTCGTTCTAACACATCACACACGGAAGGAGGTGGACATCATCAAGATAACAGTCAACGCAGGACACACGAAAAAGGGCGCAGGCTATGGCGCGTCCTACAAGGGCTTCCACGAGAGTGACATCACCCGCGCGGTCGTGAAGGCTCTGATCCCCAAATTGAAAAAGCGCGGGCACGTCGTCCACAACTCCACGGTCGACGCGGCGACCTCTCAAAACGCCTACCTCAAAAAGGTCTGCCAGCTCGTGAACGACAGCGGCGCGGAGCTCTTCATCTCCGTCCACTGTAACGCCTCGGTGACGAAGCTCGGGCACGGTGTCGAGTGCTACACCTGGAAGGGCAAGAAAAACGCCACAGCGACGAAAATCTGCGCCAACGTGGCGAAGCTCGGGACGAAGAACCGAGGAGTCAAAGACGGCAGCGGTCTCTACGTCGTAAAGCACACGAAGCCGACCGCGATCCTCGTCGAGCTCTTCTTCCTCGACAACTACACCGACCGCAAGCTATACCTTGACCACGGTGCCGAGGAGCTTGCCGAGGCTATAGCCAAGAGCATCTAGGAAGTGCGGATATTTTTCCGCGCTTTTTTTGTGCCTTCCGAGAGGGAGGAAAGTGGAACGAGAGCGGGGCGACGGGTGCGCCCTTGTTCCACTTTTGGTGCGACCTTGTTCCACCCTTGCAAGGTGTATAGTGTGCGACCTTGTTCCACTTGTTCCACTTTTTTCGGTTCTTGTTCCACTCTAAAAACCTATAGCACACAAGGCACCAAGCCCTATAGTGGAACAGGTGGAACAGGTGGAACAATGTTTTTATAAAATAGTATTGTGTGACAAATATGCGAGTGTATATAGGCAATATAGGGTGTATAGGGAAAATCGCGTTCCAGTCCGTCCACTTGTTCCACCCCCGCTTTTTTCCCGTGTTTTTCGTGCCCGCAAAAGATGGTAGTTCGTGGGAGTTTTTCTTTGTTAAAATAGTATTGTAGAAGAATAACGTGCCGGCATAGGATACGCTGGCGATGGTGGGTTAGGTGGGATAAATACATACAAGGAGGGCTGAGCCTATGGCTATATTGAAGCCGTGCCCTCGCTGTAAGAGGATGATGCCCGTCGGTCCGTCCTACTGCAAGGACTGCGCACCCTTAGCACGGGCAGAGCTCGAAGCGATAAGAGAGCAGAACCTCAAGAAGAAGATGCAGATGTACAACCGGCAGAGAGACCCGAAGTACCTCACCTTCTACAGGTCGAAGGACTGGAGACTGACCAGCAGAGCCAAGCTCCAACAGGTAAGCTACAAGTGCGAGGCGAAGCTGTCAGGCTGTCAAGGTCTGGCGGTCGAGGTGCATCACATCAAACCAATACAGACACCGGAAGGCTGGGGCCTCCGGCTCGAGTGGTCAAACCTCGAGGCAGTCTGCACGTCTTGCCATAATGGCAGACACCCCGAGAAGTTCAAGAAGCAAAGCACGGACGGAGTGGTCGACCTCCGATCCGTGAAAAGATAATAATATTTTAGTAAATACGCACAAAAGGTAGAACACGCAGACCCAGGGGGTGGGTCAAATTCTACAAAAACTCCTCGGAGAAAACGGCC